TGGTTATAAGGGTTCTTCACCTTATGACGCTGGACTCTTCTATTGTCCTTATGTTCCTCTCCAAATGGTTCGTGCCGTTGGTGAGAACTCCTTCCAGCCCAAGATTGGATTCAAGACTCGTTATGGAATGATTGCAAACCCATTCGCTGAAGGAACCAATCAGGGTCTTGGTCGTCTCCAGACCAACCAGAACCGTTACTACAGACGTGTTGCGGTCAAAAATCTCATGTAAATCTCATATGAGATTATTTGGAGGACCTCAAAAAGGTCCTCTTTTTTTATAAATATTGTAGTTAAAAACTTACGTGATATGTTTTATATTTACAAATCGACTAATAAAATTAATAATAAATTTTACATAGGCAGATGTAAAGGTCCTATCGAAAATAGAGAATATAAACACTGGTGGTACGCTTCTAATAAAAATAGTAATGCACCTTTTCCAAATGCTTTACGCAAATATGGAAGAAATGCCTTTACGTGGGAAATAATAGAACAAACTGAAGAATATAATAATGGAGAAAGAGAGATTTATTGGATAGATAATCTAAAACCACATTATAATGCTACTTTAGGTGGAGATGGAGGAACTCTTGGTCGTTCATGTCCAGAGCACGTAAAAGAAGCAACAAGACAATCTAGAATTGTATCAGTTAAAGATAAAAAGACTGGAAAAATTTATACTTCTATGAAAGAAGCAAGAAAAGATACTGGAGTGTTAGAAAGTAGTATAAGCAGGTCTATAAAATATAATGGTCCTGGTAGCAGATGGGAAAGAGTTATCTAAATATTTAAAAAAAATGGCAACAAACGCATATAAAAACCAAATTAAAAATAGAAACTTTTTATCCCCAACGGGATTTAAGTTTATTTTAAATAGAGCACCAGAGGTTGCGTTTTTTTCTAACTCAGCAAATATACCAGGAATAACACTTGGTATAGCAAATCAAAGCAACTACTTGAGAGATATACCACAACCAGGAGAGAAGTTAGATTTTGATGACTTCAATCTAAGATTTTTGGTAGATGAAGATTTAGCAAACTATAATGAAGTTTCGAAATGGATGAGAGGACTTGGATTTCCAGAAAGTTTAAATGAAATCTATAACTTACAGAAAGATAATCCAAATTTAAATCAACCAAATAAAACTCAACTCAATCTATATTCTGATGGAACTTTGACGGTCTATAATAGCAACTTTAAACCAAACTTTAAGATTAAGTTTAGAGACATGTTTCCATACAGTTTGACAACTCTGGAGTTTGATGCAACGAATGCAGATATCCAGTACTTTACTGCAGAGATCAATTTCAAGTATACTATGTTTAATATCACAGATTTGGACGGCAATCCTTTATGAGTTTTGATTTAGATATGATCCAGAAGATGTGGGAACAAGATTCTAAGATTGATATGGATAATCTCCACACAGAGTCTACAAACATTCCCGTTCTTCACGCAAAGTATTTTGATCTTTATAATACAATTTTTCTATTGAGAAAAAAAGCTGAGCAACAAAAGAGAAATATCAGACATGAAAGATATGAATACTATTCTGGAAAATCAGACCCAGAAGTATATGTAGAGAATCCTTTTCCAAAAAAGATTCGTGATAAAGACACAATGCAAAAATATCTTGATGCTGATGAGAAACTTTCGACAGTATGTCTTAAGATAGATTATTACGACACGATGCTCACTTATATTGAGAGCATTTTAAAAATGATTCAGAACAGAACGTTTCAAATCAAAAATGCTATCGAGTTCATGAGATTTAACGCTGGTCTGGGGTAAATAAATACTCATAGCAAGCATGATGCTATGAGTGACGTAATTATTGAAAAGAAAAATGAGGTTTACATTAAACTACATTGTGAACCTCATATTTTATATGAACTTCAACCGTATTTTACATTTGAAGTTGAATCTGCAAAATTTATGTCCCAGTATAGAAGCAGACACTGGGACGGCAAGATTCGACTGTTAAGTACTCATACTGGAGAAATTTATGCTGGTTTGTTGGATAAAGTCATCGACAAACTAACTCTCCATAACTATAAGTATGAGTTCAAAGAAAATAAGTTTTATGGTATGCCTTTTGAAGTCAATGAAGGTGTATCATTTGAGGGTGTCAAGGATTATATGCAGTCTATTTGTACTCATAGTCCACGTCAGTATCAATTAGAGGGAGTATACGACGCTCTAAGACATAATAGAAAATTATTGATATCACCGACAGCCTCAGGTAAATCCTTAATGATTTACTCCCTTGTAAGGTATTACGTAGATAAAGGACAAAAAATTCTTCTAGTTGTTCCAACGACATCTCTTGTAGAGCAGATGTACAAGGATTTCCAAGACTATGGTTGGGATGCTGAGTCATATTGTCACCGTATCTATTCTGGTAGAGAAAAAACAAACGAACATCCTGTAACGATTACAACTTGGCAATCTGTATATAAACTTGAACGTTCATTTTTTGAGGATTATGGAGTAGTTATAGGAGATGAAGCTCACCTATTTAAGAGTAAATCTCTTGTTGATATTATGTCTAAACTTCATCACGCCAAGTATCGTTTTGGATTTACTGGAACTTTAGATGGAACTCAAACTCACAAGTGGGTTCTTGAAGGATTATTTGGACCTTCATATAAAGTTACTCGAACTTATGAGTTGATGGAGCAAGGACATATTTCTCAGTTAGATATTCGCTGCCTTGTTCTTAAGCACAAACCTCAAAAGTTCGAAACTTATGAAGATGAGATTCAATATTTAATTTCTCAGGAACAAAGAAATAAATTTATAACAAATCTTGCTTTAGATTTAAAAGGAAACACTCTTGTTCTCTTCTCAAGAGTAGAGGCGCATGGAGCAGTTTTATATGAAAAGATAAATAATACCAAGCGAGGTGATCGTAAAGTATTTTTTATTCATGGTGGAGTTGATACTGAAGAAAGAGAAATGGTTAGAGAAATAACAGAAAGGGAAAACAACGCAATCATTGTTGCTTCCTACGGAACTTTTTCTACTGGTATCAACATTAAAAATCTCCATAATGTTATCTTTGCATCACCAAGCAAATCACGTATTAGAAATCTACAATCAATTGGACGAGTTCTTAGGAAAGGAAAAAATAAAGTAAAGGCAGTACTTTACGATATTTCTGATGATTGTACTTATAACTCAAGAAAAAATTATACTTTAAATCATTTAATTGAAAGAATCAAAATCTATAATGAAGAAAATTTTAACTATGAAATAATCACTGTACAACTTAAAAAAAATGGGAATTGAAGAAGACTTTTATGCCACAGTTAAACTCAAGTCTGGTGAAGAAATCTTTGCCAAAGTAGCAGCTTCTGAAGAAGAAGATAGAACACTATTGATTATATCAAATCCTATTACCATTAATGAAATTAAAAATAGAACAGGAGTAGTTGGTTATAAACTAGAACCTTGGCTTAAAACAACCAAAGAGGATATGTTTATTATTAACTTAGAAGATGTTCTTACTTTATCCGAATCTTCTGATATTGAAATGATTATGATGTATCAATCATATGTACGTCAATCCAATAAGAATGGTTCAAACCATTCAAAGATAAATAGAAGAATGGGATATATCTCTAATGTTAATGATGCTAAAGAGATCTTAGAGAAGCTCTTTAAAAATAGCTAAGCCCTACCCTTCAAACCCAACAAAGGTATTCTATCGAGTTTTGGATACCTTGTCAAGTATTTGTATAAGTGCTATAATTCATACATATTATGAGTTAACTTAATGATAACGACAGCAGTTATGACCAAAAGAAAGAGGTCAGAGCACTACGTAAACAACAAAGAGTTTCTTGCTGCACTGATTAGGTACAGGGAAGATAAAGAAATTGCATTAATTCAGGGGAAACCAAAACCTCCCATTCCTCGCTACATTGGAGAGTGTTTTCTGAAGATTGCTAATCATTTATCATTCAAACCAAATTTTGTCAACTACATGTTCAAGGAGGACATGATTTCTGACGGTATTGAAAATTGTGTTCAGTACATTCACAACTTCAATCCAGAGAAGTCACAGAATCCTTTTGCTTATTTCACTCAAATCATTCATTACGCATTTCTTCGTCGTATTCAAAGAGAGAAGCGTCAACTAGAAATTAAAAACAAAATTCTTGAACGTTCTGGATTTTCTGAAGTATTTGCGGACGATAACACTATTGACGGCGGGAACTATTCCGATTTTAACTCGATAAAAGATTCAGTTCATCAAAAATTAAGATATTGACTATAAATATAATATTTTATAAATATTAGTAGAGTTATAGTTATTTATGAGAGTTCATCCAAGACAAATTGCAATAGACAATAATGAATCCACTTATCATGGAAAACCTTGTAAGAAATGCGGAAATACACTTCGATATACATCTATGACTGGATGTGTGTCTTGTACTAAAGAGAATTCATCTATTAGAAATAAAACAGGAGTACAAAAAGAATATATTCAAAAAAACAGAGAAAAAATAAATGCTTACAATAGAAAAGCATATCATTCTCTCACTGCTGAAGAAAAGAAAAAAAGAAATAGAAAGCAACAAATCTCTCTATATGGGTTGACGGTTGAGCAATATGATGCTATTCTTATAGAACAGAATTATGTCTGTGCTATATGCGGTAAGTCTGAAAAATCCTCTACGAGAGGTGTTTTATTCATTGACCATGATCATAAAACTGGTAAAGTTAGAGGACTTCTCTGTGATAGTTGTAATAGGGGATTAGGGTACTTTTATGATAATGCATCATTCCTTCGTAATGCTATTAAATATTTAAAATGAAAGTAGGAATAATTAGTGATCAGCACTTTGGTGCCAGAAAGAATTCCAAACTCTTTCATGATTATTTCTTAAAATTCTACAATAATGTATTTTTCCCAACGCTCGAAGAGTATGGGATTACTACTGTTGTAGATATGGGAGATACTTTTGATAGTCGTAAAGGAATTGATTTTTCTGCCTTATCGTGGGCAAAGAATAATTACTATGACCGTCTCCAAGAAATGGGCGTGAAGGTTCATACTATTGTAGGAAACCACACATCTTATTACAAAAACACTAATAATGTAAATGCAGTCGATTTGCTTCTACGAGAGTATGATAATGTGACTGTATATTCAGAACCAACCGAAGTGATGTTGGGACAACTACCAACTCTTTTTATTCCGTGGATTAATCAAGAAAATGAGGAAAGCACTCTCAAACTTATTCAAAAGACAACTTGCACGTGTGCGATGGGGCACCTTGAACTCCAAGGATTTAGAGTTAATAAACAAATCGTCATGGAGCATGGTTTGGAGGGCAAACTATTTGGTAAGTTCACCAGGGTCTACTCGGGACACTATCACACTAGA